CTATTATTATCAGTGACATTCTTATCTTGTGAAAGATATGAACAACCTACTTACCCATCATTATCAGGTAACTATGTAATTGATGTTATTACAGTTTCAACCAATTCTTACACCGATGTATTATACCCTGGTGATACACTATTCCTAAATGATACTAATTTTCCAATGGATACAATCGCTGTTGGTTTTACAAAATTAAGTTTTAATAATACACATATGGGATTTAATATTGTCGAAAACCAATGGGGTGACTATTACTTCCAAGATAAATTTCCATACACCTGTACTAATTTTGAATATCAAGGGAATGGATTTTTTTGGGTTATGATTAATGGTATACAATATTCATTTGATATTGTTGAAGATGGTCTTGAAAATTTAATTATTCGTTCTAAAACAGGTAGATTTAGAGATTCCAACAATAATGAAATGGAATTAACATTTACTATGACTATGGTATATTAGAATAAAAACGAAGGTGGGATTTTTTTTGGATTTAATTTATAATACTCATCCATAAAGTCCTTTAATTCACTTTTGTCTACCTCGTACTCTTTTTCGTCTGACGCTTCTTCATCAATAATTAATTCGTCAGTATCTTCTTCATATATAATTGGGAAATCACTTGATTCGTAATCATAGTTTTCCAAAATGAAAAAACCGGACTTTTCAACAAAGTCCAGTTCAAATTCATGTTCTCTTATTTCGTCCTCACCATCCTCGTTTAATCTGAAACTAACTTGTATAATTTCAGATTTTGGATTGTAATAGTAATCAACGATTTCCTTAATTTTCATTTCCTTAAATGATTTTCTTGAACCACTTAAGTGATTCATTGATTTGTTCTTGTACTAACGAAGCTTTTGATTTTACTTTAATACCTTCTTCAATTTCTTCCATAGTATATTTTTTACTTGAGCATTGTTCGCATTGTTCTCCCTCTTTCATTTCACCACCACACTGTTCACATTGTTCTCCTTCACTCATAGATGAACACTGTTCACACATTTCACCTTCATATAAACCACTACATTGTTCACAAACTTTTTTAAGTTTTCTATTAACTTCTGTATTAGTATATTCCTTAACTTCACCCATATTAGATACTGTAATTCCTTTTTTATCTCGATTTAAATCCTCGACATTTAAAGGAGTTTCATTTGGGACATTATTTCCTCTAGTAACATATCCATCATATTGACTTCTATGTTTACTCTGTATTGATTCTTTTTCTTCTTTAGTAATATTCAAAAAAAATGCGTTTTTCATATATATTGTTTTCTAAATAAATATATGGTTGATTGAATAATATTAATTTATTATACTTTACACATGGAAAAACCTTATCAACTATTACAACCAGTTTTTAAAGACCATCGTGGGTCTTTTACCCCAATTAAACTTTCTGACAAGTGGGTTCAATCAAATATTAGCATAAACGACGATATATTTGTCTTCCGTGGATTACATTATCAAGATGACCCGATGGCTCAAACCAAGTTGGTTTCAGTTATTCAGGGAAAACTAATTGATTTTGTTATTAACTTGGATAAAGACAGTGAAGACTTTGGTAAACTTGAGACATTTGTTTTAACTTCAGGTGAATCAGTATATGTACCAAAAGGTTATGCTCACGGATTTTTAACACTTCAAAGTGGGACAATTGTTAACTACTTAGTAGATAATGATTATTCTAAAGAACATGAAGGATGTATTCAATGGGATACCGTAGAAGAAGTAAAAGATATTATCACCAAATACATGAGAGGATTTAACTTTAAAGTTAGAATTAGTGATAAAGACACTGAAGGAATCACATTAGAAGAATATAAAAACAAATGACAAAAGAAGAAGTTGAAGAATTGGCGGAAGGTGCAATTCTATTAGACGGATTTGACGACTGTATTACAGGAGTTGTTGAAGAGTTTGGTAATGGTATAAGAATACTTTATTCACGTGATAAAATACTTGAGTCATTACAAAAAGATATGTCTTATGAAGATGCTTTAGAATATTATTACTACAATATTGTTGGTGGACACTTCGGTGAAAGAAATCCTTTGTTTTTACTTTAGAAGTAATTTGCGTAAAACGAAATAATTTTTGGTGCGTATCTTCTTAAAGCAGAATTAATGTTTTCCACTGTCACTTCTTTATTTTCATCTTCAAGTATACTGATTACTCCGTTTACCATTTCACCTTGGGTCTTATCAGCCATATCAACTAATTCATCAAACGCTTCGTTAGTATCATTATACTTGTGTTCGTGAGCCAATCTTTCTTTACCCATATAAAGATATGGTGCTGCCGCAAACATATTAACAACACCAGCTTCTCTTAATTTATTTAAATATTTTTTTATAAACAACATGTTGAAATGTTTTACTAACATCGCATGTTGTGTTAAATCTGTTGATTTATTTTCTTTAATATTTTTTTTCATTTTTCTTTCTCTCATTTCATCAAACTCAGATTCATACATCCATTTATCTTCATCCAATAAATAAAGACTTGACCCATTGTCCCATTTAACAACATACTGAACAAATCCAGGTCCTTTTTGTATTCCTTTAACAGTTCCTCTATCACCAAAAGATAATTGAGGTTCACCTAAAAGTTCAATGATAACAATTCTATCATCAGGTTTAAGTTCAGGATTTAATTTCTTACTCATATATTTATAAATATAATGAAATATCTAATTAAAGAATCTCAAAAGCAAATTATCCTTGAAGCAATAAATGATAGGATTAAAGAAGTTCAAGAAGATGGTGTTGAACTAACTAAAAAGATTGTTGAAGACACTAAATCACATGCTTCAATAAACTTAAAGATGATGCTTACATGGGGTGCTGCAATTGGAGGGTTTATGGGTCCAATTATGCAATGGTTAAATGGACAAGTACCAGAGTTAACAGAAAAAGATTCATCATTGATTGCTGCCGGTATTGCGTCAGTAATATTCTTTCAAGAAAGAAGTTTTATCAACAAATCAATTATTAAAAAGATTAAAGAAGATGGACTTGAAGAACCATTTAAATTGGGAGCAATTAAAGCCAATCAACTTAAAACTGTTTTGGCAGGTTTTTTAAAGAGTTTGAATTTATCAGCATTTACTGTAACAAATATGTTAAGTTACGCATTCTTGGTTCCAGTCATACCAATGATATATGATGCCGTTTCTGAAGGTGTGTGGGATATGAGAGATACTGAAATGTTAGTTAAATCATTATCGGCGTTTGGATTGATAACAATTTCAGGTAATTTCTTAAAACGACTTATGGATTTAATCGTTGATAGGATTACTAAATAAAATCAATTTTTAATTCTAAATCAGACGTTCCTCTGAATATTCTGTGATAAGTCCCTTCAGGGATTAATAATACTTGTCCTTCAGTTAACTCTATTGGTAATTGATTATCCATTTGGAATTTCCATCCTTTACCCTGTACTACTTCAATCAATCTATCTTCTCTATCACGATGCCATTGTAGTTCACCACTATCAACATCTGATTTAAAAACTCTAATCTTTGAAGTTTCTGTTAGTTTTCTATCTTTATACGGTTTCATATTACCAAAATCCTGGATAAGTTTTACCACCCCACAAATAACCAAAACGGTTTAAACGACATGCCCAATAACCAGCACTCAATCTATCTTTCTTTTTAGAACACTGATGTCTTGCGGCAAATGATTTACGAGCTTTAGGATTTGACACCTTAGCAGTTAAACCACCTTTAACATCGCCAAATGAAATTTTCTTAACTCTACCTGTTGATGGGTTTTTAACATAGACAACATATTTCTTACCACCACCACTATTTCTTCTTGGTTTACCAAGTTCAACTTTCTTTCCGTTATACTCAGCTTCAGAAATAAATGATTCTTCCATCGGAGTATCCAAGTAAACAACTCTACCACTTGATAATCTAACTTGTGTTCCAAAATCAGATTCAACAAGTTCAACATCATCCTCATTTAATTCAACCATTCCTTCATAATATAACTCACGAGCTTCGTTAATAACATTAAAGAATTCCTCAGAACCAAATCTAAAGATATTATCATTCAATGGAATTTCATTTGTTATATGATAATTAAGGTGTTCCGAAATAAGTGGTTTTTCTACTGATTCTGTAAGAACTTTTTTGATTAGTTTTTTGATATTCATTTTTTAGTTCGTAATGAGAAATACAACCCAAAGAATAATGCTGAAATACAATAGAAAATTCCTGTGGTAATCCAATAAGAACTTGTGTAGTCTAAAATTACTTTGAACATTATGTCGAATCCTAGTGGATTGAAAAACATTGCGAGCATAAGGCAATAAGTGGCAACATTTTCCTTTAGAATTCGTTTCATTTTCGTCATTATCCATTAACGTGGGTTTAAAGTTTATGAACAAAGTTCATTTTATTTATAAATATTAATTTTTTTAAAAAACTTATATACTTATTGCTAAATAAATGAAATAATGGCAGCTAAATCAACAGGTTCAACGAAGTTATCATTCGGAGTTAAAAAATCAGGTAAATCATCAAAGAAATTTACATCCAATAAAAGGAGTAAGAATTACAAAAAACCTTACAAAGGACAAGGGAGATAAAATGAAAGAATACATTAAAAAACAAATTGGGAACATTAAACAGTTTTCATTCGCCGAGATGACTTCCAATAGTTCAGGAAAAACATCAGGAAGTGGAACTGCGGGTCTTTATATTGTTTTTATCGGAGGTTTGACATTCCTTATGGGTTGTATTGATAAAATGTTTTTAAACAAGGATATTGACGTTATAACACAATCAATAATTCTTGTTGGAATCGGAGCAACTCTTTTAGGATATAGAAAATCAAAAGATAATTCTGAAGAACCTAAGGTAGAAGAAGTAACAGAAACTACTGAAGAAAGTGAAACTATAAACTAGTTCCACCAACTTTCAATATTTTCACTCAAGATTTTGAAAAGTAATTTCCTTGCTCTTTCGTGATTGTATCTTCCAATATTCAAGGCAATTCTTGATTTAACTTCGTATGAAGTTAAGTCCTCGTTGTCGATTTTAAAAATATGATATTTTTTATCAGTAACAATTTTCTTGTAAACCAATGGATATTTTTTGAAAAAATCATTTAAGTTTTCTTTTTTCAAAAGTGTCTCCATATAATAACCACCCAATACATCTTCAATATCATCACCTGTTGGAACAAAGAAAAAATCTTTATCCTCGTAGTCCATATATTCCATTATATAAAACTCTTCCTGAACTTTTTCCATCAGTTTAACACACAACATCATCCTTTTAGCGTCAAGTTCTGAATTGACGTGAAATCCTTTTTCTTTAATGTACTTAGACTGTTTTTCTAACTTAAATTTGAATACCTCAAAAATATAATGGTCGTCCCAATCACGGTCTTTCCAAATCACAGGAAACCACTTAATTAAATTACCGACAGATGTAGAAAAGTTTCTAACGGGATTTTTAAAATATTTCCAAATAAAATCACTTAGTTTTTCTTTCATAATTCAAGAATTGTTTTCTTACTGATTAAACTTTTATTTAAAAAGACAATACTACAATCAAAGTCCAAAGAATATTTTATTAATTCTTCAGAATCTTGATACTTTTTAACATAAAAATCAATCAGATTTTCGGCAGATTGAATTTGTCCAAAGTGGGTAATCGAACCAATTACCTTACGTATCCATTGAAAGTCCCTATCCATAGGACAAATATACATAATCTTTTTTAATTATACAACAACTCAGTTAATTGCGGATTACTTTTTTCGTACATACGTATCATAATTCCAGCTTCAGAGTTTGAGAAGTTTTCTTGAGATGTGGTATTATACCCTCTCAACTTGATATTTCTTTGACGAGCAAACTCGTGAACCCATTCGTGAGCAACAGTTCTTAAAATGTCAATTAACATTCTTCCACCAGCAAGAACTTTAATTTTACCAGGAATTTCACCACCTGTAGTCATTCCTCCAAAACGTTCGCCAAGAAGATGAATGTCAATGTCTGTCTTAAGTGGAGAGTTTTTTTGACAAAATCTCAAGAAGTCCTGAATAACATTTATTTGTTCAGAACCAAGTCCACTAGATTTATCATATAAATTTACTTTCATCTTAACAATAAATATCTTATATTTCTTTTGTATATATAATTATGAAAAAGAGTTTTTTTGAAAAAGTCTTAAATAAAACAAATAAACAAGACATCGACCAATGGTTTGGTGAAAATTCCGAAATCAAAGTTACGGAATTTTCTCATTCAATTAGTCAGAAAAAAAATATTTTATCAGTTAAATTATACCCATCAAATTATGAATATGCTATCGAACTTTTTCCGGAAGGCCTGGAAATTCTTGTCTTACATACTATCAAAAGTCTTTCACTTCCTGAGGATTATATATTAACAACATCTATAGAACACTAAATTATGGCGCATCCAATAATCCATGCAAAATCATCCGTTAAAAAATTCGGAGGGAAATGGGAAGATTATATCCATTTACACGAATGGTTAGATGAAACAAAAGGTTGGTACGGACATTCATCACACAGAATGTTTCGACACCACTCTGAGGGTATATTTGAAATGGAACAACGTTTTGGTGCTGAATTTAAAAATAGTGATGGGAAAACTGTATACACCCGTTATGTTGGTGAACAACATGTAATGGAAGATTGTAACGGATATATCCCATCGGCAAAAGAATGGGTGTTAGCATTAGAAAATAAACAAAGACCTTTATGGATGATTAAAACCATGAAGTTAGAAATTGATGATTGATATTTATT